ACCACAAATTGCGCATCATCTATCCACACTTCATCAGCGTGAAAGAGTACACGCCCTGTCTTGGTATTACGGACAGAGAATGTATGCTTGTGCAGGTTCCAGTAAACTTCAACTCGCATGGTAGTCTCCCATTTATGCAGATTGTTTTAGTGACGGACGGTCCGACAGTAATGCCAAACCGCCCCATGATTGTCAATAGATTTCGTCTAGCTCTTCATCATAGCCGAACTCTTCGTCCCACTCTTCAGGTGTCATACCTGACATTAAGAACTCACGCTGTTCTACAGACAGGTCAGGCATAACATTCTGTATTAGATCACCTGATGCAAGCCAGTACTCAATCACACCTTGATTGGTAGGCAATGTCATGCTGTTTATCTTACCTGTCATCATAGACTTTTTGTGCACCAAAATTTTGTTATCTGCTATATGTTCTATCTGCATCTCATGATTCCTTTTTACTTGGTTGTCTTGAAGTTGAAGTGTCGGACGGTCCGACAGTAGAAGTCTCATAACTGTCAGCCATCCATGCTAGATTGTCAAGGGGTTTGGGATGTTTGCGCTGCTGCATATTACACAGCCACCTGCTACGCCACACCTTATCAGCACGGCGAGCGTACCTGTCACGTCTGCTCACACCTAACATGTACGTCACCCCCCATGCATAGCATAAAGCATGCCACAAAAGAACATCATACCTGACGTGCTAACGTAGGTAAGAAAGTAAGCAAAGTTTTGAAGGCGAGTAGGTCTAAGAATGTATTTTGTACGATGGCGCATGGGTCAATTCCTTGTGTGTGTGTTTGAAGTGACGGACGGTCCGACAGTAAAGCCAGACCGTTGATACTGGTATCAATACCAAGCTTCCGATTGGATCTCTTTGCGGTGATCATTATAAAGCTTTACAGCTTTGTGTACACGCTTGAGGGCGGTTTCATATTTGCGGCAACCTTGGATTTCTTGAAGTATTTCTTTGAGGGTCCAACATTCAACCAGCACATCCCAACCGTCTTCTTCGTAATGCGCCTTAGCGTGATCCTGAATTTGTGTGGCAAAGTAAAGCGGCACATTGAATGTTTTTTCTAGATCTGTCATCAGTTTAATTCCTTGTATGTATGTGAGAGAGAGTGATGCGCCCCGCTGTGATGCAGGGCGCTTGGCTGTGTTAGCCTACGATTTCAGCGTGTAGAGCCTTAAGAAAAGCGCTGGTGTTTAACCCGTTGCTTTCGAGGGCGGCTTTGACGAAGGTAGCAAGCTCCGCTTCCGTCTGGAATTGCTTGGTGTCGGACGGTCCGTCAGTAGCAGCCTCCGGCTTGGCTTTGGCTTTTCCTGCAGATGTATTACCTGCTGACTTAGGCGCTTTCGGCTCTGCTGGCTTGCTTGCCTTGGTGATCCGCTTACGAATGGCGCTCATCCCTAGACCGTCAAGTTTTCCGTCGGTGTTTAAGCGCTGCACAAGCTCCCAGTTTTCCGCAATCTTTTTGCAGTCGTTGTAATCTTGCCGACTTATAGTCGTATGCTGTGCCATTGCTTGACCAAAAAGCTTGTCAGATTTGTACAAGGGACGAAGCTGGATCACAAGCAATCCGATTTCTTTGTAGCAATCCAATTGCTGCTCTTGCAAGAGCCACATACGATCATGTACCGCTTCCATCTGAGCAAAGGCAGCGCTTGCTGTGAACGTCTGACCGTTATGTGTTACCTTGCCGTCCAAGTGTACTTTTGCGTTTGTGTTTGTTTTTGCGTTTGTCATCGAAGTGTTCCTTTTTTGCTGTGGCCGGTGTTGGCCGTTTCGATGCAATCAATCTGGCCGATGGTCGAGGGAATGTCAACGGCTTTTGGTGCGCATTATGCGTAAGGAAAAGGAAGCAGTGTCGGACGGTCCGACGGTAGGGTAGGGTAAAAGCAGAACATCCGGTGAGAACGAATCAGGAACAGCCTCGTACGTGATCATGTGTGTGATCATATGTGCATGCATGTGTGTTTGTGCATAAGCGCTGCGTGATCGCTTGCGCCTGTATATGTGCGCATAGTGTGCCTATATGTGCGTCCTGCAGATACACAATCGGTAGAAAAAGCGTGTAAAAACAAGCGTTTAGCCCTATGCACATGCGCAGAATGCACACACACGGCCCTACATACACCCCCATGCGTGGGCCACCCCCCCGGTGTACGTACGTATATACATACTCTGCAACAGAACTGGATTTTACTTTCCATGTACGAGCACTTACACACAACTATACCGTGTAAACAGTAATGTTATACTATAACAATGCTTAAAGCTGTGCATAAAGTTGTAACATAGATCACGTTTTGTTACAATTGTTACAAATGCATCACTTTTTAGCGGAACAGGGATTGACAATGGGGGTGCTTTGTGTAAAACTACGTAGTAGTAGTAGGTAAGTTAAACTTAAAAGTTAAACTCTTTAGAATACAACTAATAATACTTAACTTAAATAACTAAACTATATACAGTTACACTTATATCATTGGACTTAGGAAGAGTTAAACATTAATGTTAAACTTTAATGTTAGACTTACAAGTTGACAGCTTTATATTTGTATGATAGTATACTTATATGAGTGGTATTGATAATAATAACTATAAATATACCACTATACTTTAACTTAACGTGTGACTTTAAAGTTTAACTATCACTAATTTTTTAGTCGCACGTATTTCCCTTGTAATTACCCCTTGACTCTTATGAAAAAACAAGTAAAACTATACCCTAGTGAGGATGTATTAGTACAATTCTATAGTGCTTTAGCGTCTAATAACTCTGACGCACTTAAAAAGGTACATATTCCTAAGAGTGATGTATTCTATGTACGTGAAAAGATATTTCAGGACACTGGAGAGAAGTATACGTTAGATAGAGTTGAAAGAGCTATGTACTTAGAAGGTATGATTGACTCTAGAGACGTACTTGATCCTAAAAGAAAGAGGGACTGGGAATGACTGTAGCAATGGAACGTATTTTAGCGTGGAAAATTATGCCACGTTTAATGATGTTAGTTATGACTGTTATGTATATCCGCTGTATTGAGTGGGCCTTATCACAACCAGACTTGTCTACCCAACAATCAGCTTTAATATCTGTAGTTACTGGTGCTATGACTGGTGCTTTTGCTGTATGGCTAGGGAATGAGAACAAATGATTGGTCAGATCTTAGGAGCAGTTGGTGGATTAGCTACAACATACTTGGATGGCAAGGTAGCAATACAGAAAGCTAACGCAGAAATCAAAGTAAAGCAAGCTACTGGTGAGATTGACTGGGATCTAGCTGCAATTCAAGCTACTCAGAATAGCTGGAAAGACGAATGGATAACATTACTTTTCAGTATTCCTTTGATTCTGGCGTTTTGCGGTGACTGGGGTAACAGTATAGTACAAGCTGGCTTTGCTGCACTGGAGTCTATGCCTACGTGGTATCAATATAGCCTTGGTGGTATAGTATCAGCCAGTATAGGCATTCGTTCTGTAAGTAAATTCTTTGGGAAGTAGAAAATGAAAAAGAACTTTGACAAATGTCTATCAATGCTACTACATCATGAAGGTGGTTTTGTAAATCATCCTCAAGATCCGGGTGGAATGACTAACTTAGGTGTAACTAAAAGAGTATATGAAGCTTGGGTAGGACGTGAAGTAACAGAAGGTACTATGCGTGACTTGACGTTTGTAGATGTTGCACCTATATACAAAAAGAATTACTGGGATAAGGTACGTGGAGATGATCTTCCTAGCGGTGTAGACTGGTGTGCCTTTGATTGGGCTGTGAACAGTGGGTCGGGACGCCCAGCTAAGGCTATTCAACGTGCAGTGGGTGCTACAGCAGACGGAGCTATTGGACCTAAAACACTTCAGTCTATTATGAATCATGAACCTAAGATGATCATTGAGAGTGTATACACTCAACGTCAAAGTTTTTATGAGTCACTAGGACACTTTGACACTTTTGGCCGTGGTTGGACGAGACGCAATAAAGAAACTCTAGAACAAGCTTTGAGTATGATCTAATGGCTATTCCTGAACGAGTCAAAACTAAGATGAAGGATGCAGGACTTAAGGCGGTGAATAAACCTCAGCGTCTTAAGGATGACAGTGGTAAGTCACATCACGTTATGGCTAGTGAGGATGGTAAGTATAAATATATTAAGTTTGGTGAAAAGGGAGCCAGTACTGCAGGTAAGCCAAGGGAAGGTGAATCTGATAAGATGAAGAAGAAACGTGCAAGCTTTAAAGCTAGACACGCTAAGAATATCAAAAAAGGCAAGATGTCTGCTGCATACTGGGCAGACAAAGTAAAATGGTAAACACATAAAGGAAACTAAGAAATGAAAACTCTAGCAATCGCATTAGGTCTTACTGGTTTGTTGGCTACGTCAGCCACAGCAGCGGATTTTCCAATCGCAGGACAAGCAGTAGAACTGGGTGCAGAATCAGATACAAACTATACGACAGGCATTGAAGATTGGGATTGGGAACTAACTCCATATGCCGCTATCACTATGAATAACCTTCGCTTGGGGGTAGAGACAGACATTGATATGTTGAAGTTGGATGAAGATAAAGTATTTCAAGGTGTAGATCTAACTGCAGATTATCCGTTATCTACATCTGTAAATCTTTATGGGGAAGTATCCTCAGACGATAGCTTTACATTTGGTGACGTTAAGTTAGGCGCTACTGTAAAGTTCTAATGTCTTTAATATCTCACCTTCCCTTACCTAACATGCCATTCCAGACACATGTAAATATTGTGTTTGAGAATGGTGTGGGTGAGCCTGTAAAAAAAGATGTAGATACAAAAGAACCTAACAAGATTACTCCTGACACACCAGTAGAAGATCTTAAGATAGTGAATCAGATGTATGCCTACAATCCTAATCCAAATAAACTACGAACTCCTGATGGACAAATCGTAGATTTTATTATAGCATAGATAGGAATTACTGATGCCTAAAACAGAAACATCTCGTGCTGATCAAAAGGTAAAGCAGTTACGAAAGCGTATATCAAATTTAGCACCTGTACATAAGCGTAAATTATTAAAAGAAAACACTGTCAGTAATGTTATTGAAGGTTTAAGGGCTACAGGTACTGCAGCTAAGTCTGCTTGGAACTCTAAAAAAGTAAGTGCTCTTGAGGCTAAGATAGTTAAATTAGAAGCGGCTAAAGAAGAAGCTCGCCAGTTGAAAGAAACAAAAGCTTTTAACAAGGGTAAGCCTTTTGCGGAATACCACGGTAAATCTGCTAAGCTATTGAAAAAAGCTAATGCAAAAAAATAACATATGTCTTATTTAACTAGCAGTATACCTTACTTTAAAGCGTGGGTACGTAGAGAGTACACAAAGAACTTGGAGGAGTATCATGGAGAGTTTCTTCACTGTATGGTCATCGGTGTTACTACGATGCCCAATAGAACACTCAGCTTCCAAGTTATCTTCACAGGTTGTGAGTCAGACTTTGACGAATCAGAAAACGTCCACGGTGGAGCAATGTGGGCTAGGATGCCACTTACTGCGTTGGTTGCGGATACCCCTTTGGCTGAATGGCCTAACGAGCTACCCCCGTACTTAGCGCAACCTTGGGATTGCATGTCGCATACACACAGCGTGTACAAGTTAGAGAGAGCAAGCCCAGCGCCTTGGATAGCAAAGATAGACGGGGAGTTTTACCCAGCTAAGTATTACTTCACTGTAGACTATACAGATAATGAAGTAGCTGATGATCCTGCACAACACAAACAGTCTCACGTATTAGAGTTGTTAGATGCAGGAGAATATACAGGTAACATTGTTGCGTTGCCCAATAACAGAGTGAGAGTAACTCACCCAGCATGGTTTGAGACAGGGCAAGGTGCTCCAGATTTTAAACCTAATCAACATACATACAACTCAAAAGAAAACGTAGACTATGTTTGGGATACGCAACGAGTGTTTAACAATTTATACAGTGAGGAATAAACAATGATGAAGAAAAAAGGATATGCCCAAGGTGGTCTTAAAATGGTTAAAAACAAAACAGGTGACACTGTTCCTTTTTATGCTGCAGACGGTAAAGGTAAAATGAATAAGGGTGGCATGACTAAGAAAAAAGGTTATGCTAAAGGCGGGGCTATGATGAAAAAGAAAGCTTACGCTAGAGGTGGTAAAGTAGCTATGTACAACCAAGGTGGTATGGTTAAATCTACTGGTGTGGTGAACACAGGAATTAAAAAGGGTTAAATTTATGGCTAGTTATAAAGATTATAAAAGTATCTCTGCTGCACGAAAAGCGGGATCTATGTACTACACAGATAAGAATGGTAAGAAAGCTTTAGCTGTAACCAAAGAAACACTAGATGCTTGGAAAAATAAAAACAAAGGTAAGTTTAAAGGTTCTGCTTTAACTGCTTGGGCTAATGCTAAAGGTAAGAACATTGGTGCCTCTGCTGGTACAGCCCCACCTAAGAAACCTTCTGTTCCCGGTGCAAAACGTCCACCTAAACGTCCTGTAGATCCACGTTCACAGCGCCCTAAACAGCCTAAAGGTGCACCGACTCTTAGAGAAAGAAACCCTGTAGAGACAGATTATCTTCTTCCGGGTACAGATAAAACTCTTAAAGATGTCTTTACTAAAGCAGAGATCGATGCAGCTTCTAAACGTGCACGAAAGCAGTTGGGTACGGATGCTAAGCCTTACACTAAACCTATTCCGGGTAAAGCTATTTACGATGCTATTAAAGAACGCACAAGTGTTTCTGAAATCAAAGCAAGGGCAAAGCGGGAATCAGAGAAGCGCTCACGTTATAAGCGTGGTGCGAGTGCTGGATAAATGCCTGATCTAACTAAGTCAAAGTTTCACACGCAAGGGTACACTATTGCATCTACTTCGGCAGATGCTAGTGCTACCGCTGTGTATACTTGTCCTGCTAACTTCAGTGCTATTACTAGGTACTTACATATTAGCAATAGCTCTACTTCTACTAAGAAAGTTTTTGTACAGTTTTATCATGCTGACGATAATGCGTATCATTACATAGCTAACGGTCTTAGTATGGCAGGACACTCTGTAGTTAATTTAGTTAATGGTGGATACTTTAACTTACACTCAGGTGATAAGATTATGGTATACGGTGAAACTACTAACACTATGGAAGTACTTGTTTCAGTAGAGGAATACTTTGACCCTGCAAGGAGAGCATAACGGGGTTGCAATCTTATCTATAGTATGATATAACTAAATATGGTAAAACTATTCCTGCACAAGACAAAAGGAGTAGTGCTATGTTTAAGAATATCTTAAAGAAGTTTCAAGAAAATCAACAACGAAGAGCAGACTATTGGATACTCATGAATTTGAGTGACAAAGAACTGCATGATATGGGGATCAGTAGAGGTGAAATCAGGCAAAAAGTCTACGGTTAATGCAGCGGGTAATTATACTAAGCCTAGTATGCGTAAGCGCCTCGTTGCTTCCGTCAAAGCTGGCGGGAAGGGTGGAAAGCCCGGACAATGGAGCGCCCGGAAAGCTCAGATGGTCGCTAAGCAGTACAAAGCCAAAGGTGGAGGTTACACCTAGTGACTTTATCTAAATCACAGAAGAGCCTGAAGTCTTGGACTAAGCAGAAGTGGAGGACCAAAAGTGGTAAGCCATCGACGCAAGGTCCCAAGGCTACAGGCGAAAGGTACTTACCTGAGAAGGCTATTAAGTCTCTTAGTGCTTCTGAGTATGCCTCTACATCACGAGCAAAACGAAAAGGCACTGCTAAGGGTAAGCAGTTTGTGGCTCAGCCTAAGAAAGTTAGAGCCAAAGTAAAACCGCATAGGAAGATAACATGACTCGTACACTTACAGAGAATCAACAAAGATTTATGGAAGTTCTCTTTGAAGAGGCTTCTGGTGATGTGGTACGTGCTAAGAAGTTAGCGGGTTACAGTGAGAATACTCCTACTCGTATGATTGTTGAATCTTTAAAGGATGAGATATTTGACGCAACTAAAACGTATATGTCTCGCTTGGGTCCTAAAGCGGCTTTTGCTTATTCAAGTGCTTTGGATGATCCTACCCAGTTAGGCATTAAGGAAAAGATGGTAGCTGCAGGACAAGTATTAGATCGTGCTGGTGTTGTTAAGACAGAGCGTGTTTCTGTAGAAAGCTCTGGTGGTCTGTTTATTCTACCGCCTAAAGAAAGTGACGATGGCTAAGTACACTAAGAAGGAAGACTTAGGTTATTGGATGTTACCTAAGCCTGACTTTAAGAAAAGACAATGGGAAAAGATCCCTAGATTAACTAAACAATATGTTCCCTTCGGTTATGAGATAGACCCTGAAGACGATTCTTGGTTGATTCCTATAGTTAAAGAACTAGAACTATTAGAGCTTGCAAAGAAACATATAAAGCAGTATAGTTATAGAGAAGTATCTGCATGGTTATCCACCCAGTCTGGTAGATACATTTCTCATATGGGATTAAAGAAGAGAATAGATGTCGAAAGAAGACGTAAATCAGTTGCTCAAATTAAGCGCAAGCTTGCCCAAAGGTACAAAAAAGCGATCCAGCAGTACGAAACGCTTGAAAAAGAAAGGGTCGGCTACCACACCTACACCCAAGAGTAAGGCTGAGTCTGCACAGGAAACAGTACCTGCAACAGTAATATCAGCGCCTTATGACGAAGAGGTAGCACAGAACGTAGTATTTAAGCCTAATCCCGGCCCTCAGACACAGTACTTAGCTTCAAGTGAACGTGAGGTCTTGTATGGTGGGGCAGCAGGTGGTGGTAAGAGTTACGCAACTCTAGCTGATCCTTTACGTAGTTTGAATGACCCTGACTTTAGTGGGTTACTTGTACGTCACACAACAGAAGAGTTGCGTGAGCTTATACAAAAAAGTCAGGAACTTTATCCTAAAGCTATTCCGGGGATCAAGTGGTCTGAACGTAAGAGTCAATGGACTACACCTAGAGGTGGCAAGCTTTGGATGTCTTATCTAGATAGAGATACTGATGTTATGCGGTATCAAGGTCAGGCATTTAACTACATAGCATTTGACGAACTTACTCAGTGGTCTAGTCCTTTTGCGTGGGATTATATGCGCTCACGTTTACGTACAGCTTCGCCTAACTTGAGCTTGTACATGAGAGCAACAACTAACCCCGGCGGTAGCGGCCACTCATGGGTCAAGAAAATGTTCATTGATCCTGCTAAGCCTAATACACCTTTTTGGGCTACCAATATAGAAACAGGTAATAGGCTAGAGTTTCCTAGAGGCCACTCCAAAGAAGGTGAGCCTTTATTTAAAAGACGATTTATTCCTGCCAGTTTGTTTGATAACCCTTACTTAGCTGACAGCGGTGACTACGAGGCAATGCTTTTATCTTTGCCTGATCATCAGAGAAAGCAATTACTAGAAGGTGACTGGGATGTAAATGAAGGAGCAGCGTTTCCTGAGTTTAATAGAAAAGTACATGTAGTAGATAGCTACGATATACCTAGAAGCTGGACTAAGTTTAGATCATGTGACTACGGTTACGGAAGTTGGACAGGAGTTTTATGGTTTGCGGTAACTCCTTCAGAGCAACTAGTAGTGTACAGAGAGATGTACGTAACTAAAGTCACAGCTACAGATTTAGCTGATATGATACTAGAAGCAGAAGAAGATGATGGAACTATAAGATACGGCGTACTTGACTCGTCCCTCTGGCATAAAAGAGGTGATACTGGCCCGTCACTTGCAGAACAGATGAACATGAAGGGATGTCGCTGGAGGCCCTCAGATCGTTCTCGTGGTTCAAGGGTAGCAGGTAAGAACGAGATACATCGCCGTTTGCAGGTGGACGAGTTCACTGAAGAATCCCAACTCGTGTTCTTTTCCACCTGCACTCATACTATAGCGCAGATACCTAGTATTCCTCTAGATAAAAGAAACCCAGAGGATGTAGATACAAACGCAGAAGATCACTTGTATGATGCTTTGCGATACGGTATAATGACACGCCCAAGAAGTTCCTTATGGGATTACAATCCTTCAACATCACGATCAGGCTTTCAAGCATCTGATCCAACATTTGGATATTAAGTATGGACCCTAAAGATTTTGACGATACCTACGAGGAAAACATTGAATCCTCTGACTCTTCTTTTATTAAGGATGTATCAAACTCTGATACACTTTTTGACGAGAAGGTAGGAACTATTACTGGTTTCGTTAGTGAGCGTTATAAAAAAGCAGAGGATGCTCGTCTTGTTGATGAAGAGCGTTGGATGCGGGCTTACCGTAACTACCGTGGTATGTACAGTTCAGATGTACAATTCACAGAAGCGGAGCGTTCTCGTATCTTTGTTAAGGTAACTAAGACTAAAACTTTAGCAGCTTACGGACAAGTAATTGACGTACTGTTTGGTAACTCTAAGTTTCCTATTAGCGTAGATCCTACTACTTTACCTGAAGGTGTTGTAGAGTCCGTACACTTTGACGCTAATCCGCAAGCAGAGCAAGGTAAAGACGAACTTACTACTGCATTTGAGCCTATGAAAACACCTTTCACAGGTGATGAAAAGCTTCAGCCCGGTGAGACTTTAAACGACTTACAAGAGCGTTTAGCAGGTATGAAAAACAAACTGGCTCCTGTACAAGAGAAGCTTGTTGAGGGTTCGGGCACGTTACCTAGTAGTGTTACTTTCTTTCCTGCACAAGTGGCAGCTAAGAAGATGCAAAAGAAAATTCATGATCAACTAGAAGAAAGCGGAGCCAATAAACAGCTTCGCCTTAGTTCTTTTGAACTAGCTCTTTTTGGTACAGGTATTATGAAAGGACCTTTTGCTGTTAATAAAGAGTATTCTAATTGGAATGAAGAAGGTGAGTATACGCCTGTAATTAAAACAGTACCTTCTACAAGTCATGTTTCTATCTGGAACTTCTATCCTGATCCTGATGCAGCAAACATGGATGAAGCAGAGTATATTGTTGAGCGTCACAAAATGTCTCGTTCACAACTACGTGCTCTCAAGGGGCGTCCCTTCTTCCGTGACAATGCTATCGACATCTCGCTTAACTTAGGTGAGTCCTACGACAAGAAGTGGTGGGAACAGGAGATGGAAGATGATAAGCAAAGCAGTAAAGCAGAACGCTATGAAGTGTTTGAGTTCTGGGGTTTTGTTGATAAAGAAGTACTAAAAGGATATGACATAGATATCCCTAAAGAGTTAAAAGATTCAGATCAACTTAACGTAAACATTTGGGTATGTAACGGACAAGTACTACGTTTGGTTATGAATCCATTTAAACCTGCACTGATTCCTTACTATGCTGTACCCTACGAAGTTAATCCTTACTCATTCTTTGGGGTAGGTATTGCGGAGAATATGGATGACACACAGACCCTTATGAATGGGTTTATGCGTATGGCGGTAGATAACGCAGTACTTTCGGGTAACTTGTTGATCGAAGTTGATGAGACTAACTTAGTGCCGGGACAGGATATGTCTGTGTACCCGGGCAAGGTGTTTCGGAGACAGGGAGGTGCTCCGGGTCAAGGCATTTTTGGGACCAAGTTTCCCAATGTCGCTGGCGAGAACATGCAACTATTTGATAAAGCAAGAGTATTAGCAGATGAGTCAACTGGATTCCCATCTTTCGCACATGGTCAAACAGGCGTTACGGGTGTTGGTCGTACTGCTAGTGGCATTAGCATGCTTATGGGTGCAGCCAACGGCTCTATACGGAATGTAATCAAGAACGTAGATGACTATCTGCTTAGCCCTTTAGGTAAAGCTTTCTTTAATTTCAACATGCAGTTTGATTATGATCCTGAAATTAGAGGTGACTTAGAAGTAAAATCTCAGGGTACTGAAAGCTTAATGGCTAATGAAGTACGCTCACAACGCTTGATGCAGTTCTTGCAAGTTGCACAGAACCCAACACTAGCACCGTTTGCTAAGATGGATTACATCATTCGTGAGATTGCTATCAGCATGGATCTGGACCCCGATAAGGTTACTAACTCTATGCAAGACGCAGCTATCCAAGCAGAGATCCTAAAGGGGTTCACAGCGCCTCAACAGCCGCCGCAAGGGGTGCCTAGCCCAGAAGGTGGAGAGGCTCCTCAAGGCGCTCCTCAAGCGGCCCCTGAAGGTGCACCACCACAAGGCGCAGCAGATATGAGTGGCGGTGGCGGTGGTAACATTGGTATCGGTGGTGCAGCAGCGCCGGGTGAACAAGGCTTTAGCGGGAACGTACAGTAATGTCATCAATCAGTAGGCTTATATCTAAAGAACTCAAGAATGCATTTGGTATGCCTTCGGGCGCTACTGATAATCCTAAGTATAATCCTCTGTTTAAAGAAGGTAAAAGAGATCCTATAAAGCTATCTGAAGATGAGGAAGCAACTATTTCCACATTACCTGCTGCTGCACAAGAAAGTATAAGAAAAGATATAGAAGAGGGCATAGACTCTACTGTAGTTGCAGAATTTTATAGTCCTTTAGAATCCGCTATACAGGAAGCACCTATAGGTAAAAAGGGTACTAAAGGTCAGAACATAGAAGCGTTTGTGCGTAAACGTGCACCTAAAGTTTCTCAAGGAGAATTAGACTTTAGGCAGTTTGGATTAGAACCTGAAGAAAAGTATACTAAGGATGTGATAAGTGGAGCTTTTGAATTAGATCCCTTAAAGATTAAAGCTTTAAAAAAAGAACCTAAATATAGAGGTACGCAAAGACAGACAGACCTACAAGATTTAGATATAGGTTATCAGGAAATAGGCATTGATGTTATACAAAAAGACTTAGGTTTAATGACGCATCATGGACCTTCTACACTAGCACATGCTAGGTATAGCTATAGACAAGAAACTCCTTCGTATAAAACAGAGGCAGAAAAACTTTCTAATGTAAGATTTGATGAAGATGCTGATTACCTTTTAATAGAAGAACTTCAATCTGATGTAATTCAAAAAATGGTAGACAACCCTGAAAAAGCTAAAGCAGAATCTGTACAAAAATATAGAAAGCAATTTGAATCAGATATAGATGATATAGCCTTTAAAGAAGAATTTTCTCAACCGGGAGACTTTTTTGAAGAGTTTGAAAATTTTGTATTTAACAAATATATACCTCTAATGACAGATAAAAAACTTACAAAGGCTGAAGGTTCTTTAGAACTTAAAAAAATATTTGATAAGGAGTTTCCTAATAGTGATGTTACAGGTTCTGTGAGGTTACGTCTTAATGCTGTTGAAAGATATTTTGAGATGCTTTCTGAAAAGAAACTTAATGTATATGATTTCTCAGGTAAAGCTAATATACTTCAAAACATTAGGTCAGGAGCTATAGATGTTATAGCCGAAAGCCAAATGGTTACCTCTAAAAAAGACACTCCATTACCTAAGCTTACAGATTCTGTAAGAGTCTTATTGCAATCTATTATTGCAGATGCTAAAGCTAATAATGTTGATGAAATTGTATTACCGCCTATTGAAAAGCTTGCAGAGAAACGCTTCTCGAAAGGTTCAAAAGAATATGAGAGTGCTATAAAAAAAGGTTCAGGTTTCTACAATACATATGTTACCGCTTTTGATAAAGCACTTAAGCAATTAAAAGATGAACTAGGCGATCAAATAAAGATAGGCAAAAAAGATTTAAACTATAAACGTGCTGAATTAAGTCTCAAAGAGGAGGCTTTGGCCTTACGTTTTCCTAGAGGAGATTTAGCTAGAAGGTTAAAAGCAGCAGCAGAAAAACCTCAAATTCTACAAGGTAAGTCTATTAATATTAAAGATTTAAAGCTAGATCCTAAAAAGCAGAAACTACGGTTTAACCAAGGTGGCTTAGTACAAAGACCCAACAAATGATAATAAAAAAACTAGTGAACGATAAACCTCTATGGGATTCTTTTTGTGAAACTGTTGATATTAAAATCAGTCAGGTACACAAGAACATGGAACAATTAAAATCACCAGAAGAGTTGTTTCGCTGTCAAGGTGAGATAGCTGCTCTACGTAAACTCAAATACTTGAGGGATGAAATAAATGGCTCTTGAAGATCAGATGAACGAAATGATAACAGAACCTTCTGTTGATCCTGTTAGTGGAAACGAAATACCTCTAGGCTCTACTGCTGAAGAAGTACGAGATGACATAGACGCTAAACTTTCTGAGGGTGAGTATGTTGTACCTGCAGATGTATTACGTTTCTACGGTGTAAAGTTTTTTGAGGATTTGCGTGACAAGGCAAAGTCTGAGTATGCTGAAATGGCAGAAGAAGGACGCATAGGTGGAGAGCCTGTCTCTGAAGAAGGTCCTGAAGATGTAGAGATTTCTGACGAAGATATGATGGAAGGCATCTCTGATGAGGACATGGCTGACATAAAAGCGGTAATGGAAGGTACAGCTTCTTTGCCTATGGATGCCAGTGATGAAGATATGGCTGAAGTACAAAGCGTTATGGAAGGTGAAGCTACAACGACTATGGCACAAGGTGGTATTACTTCTATGCCTAAAGCCTCTCAGATGAATGTACGAGAAGATGTAGACGGTATGATAGACCGCATGTATGAGATGGTTAAGAACAACCCAGAGGTAAAAAAGAAACTGGATGCTAAAGGTATTAAGATGGCAGAAGGTGGTTATGTAAAGGGTTACGCAGGTGGTGGCTTTGAAGAAGGCTCTGAACCTGACTTTTTATCAGGCTCTGATACTGGTCCTGCTCCTAGCTTTCTTTCAGGTATGGGTGCATTAGGTTTCTCCCAGACTTTAGGTGCTACACAAGGTTACTCAGGTCCTAGAGCTACAGAGCTTGTGGACTACTATAATCCTGACACAGGCGCTACTATGCAGATTTCTGTATACTCTGACACTAAGCAGCCTGTAACTCCTGTACCTCAAGGGTTTCAATTAGGTAAACCTCAAGCACCTTCTCGGAGGGATTCTGATGACGATGATGACGATGATAAACCACCAGCAACTAGATGGTATGATGGCATAGAGTTTGGTAATTCTGAGTCTGTTTCTGAGTGGGCTAAGACACAGAAGGGTCCACCTTCCTTACTGAGAGCTTCTGCTATTGGTGCTGCTGGTACAGTTAGTACTGTAGCAAACTTACGTGCTGCTGCTATACTAGAGAAAGCTAAGAATGGCGGTAAAGACAACAGCACTAGTACTGCTTTGAATGAACAAGCTAATACTATGCAAGAAACGTATAGCCCTTTTGAGAAGTTTCTCTCTAAGATGTTTGGTGATTCAGGTGAAGTACAAGCTAAGTTTGCATCTTCGCAGGTAGGAATTAACTTGGCAGATCCTACTAAGAATACTATTGAGCCTACTCCAGAAAGAGACGATAAGGGCGATGGCGGCTCAGATAATAACGGCGGTGGCGGCACCAATGATGATCCAATCACACCAACTCCCCCTCCTACCCGCAAGGATAGTTCAGGTAGTGGCTCAACAAATCCCGGAGACAGAGGATTTACGCCCGTAAGTCAACCACCACCTTCAACACCCAGCAAGGATAGTTCAGGTAGTGGTTCAACAAATCCCGGAGACAGAGGATTTACGCCCAGAAGTCAGACACCTCCTACTAGTAAAAAATCTACAGGAGGAACGCAAGATCAAAGAGATAGAGAAAGTAGCGATTTCGGTGCGCTAAATAAAGGCGGCTTGATGAAGAAACGAAAGTAAAGACTAACCATAATAACTATAAGGCTACCCAGCTACGGCTGGCCCCAACATAAAGGAACTAAACTATGGCACAACTAGAAAGTGTAGAACAACCAAAAGTAGCAGGATTTGTAGATTCTAATTACAGCAATGCTAATAAGAGACGTATTGAAAAAGAGGAAGAGGAACTTCAGAAGCTAGTAGACGGAGAGACTACTGAAGAAGATCAAAAAGTAGAAACCAAAGAAGCCTCTGAGGAAGAAGCCAAAGACGAGAAACTTTCTGGTGAAGAACGTACATATAAGAAACGCTATAGTGATTTACGTAATCATTTAAACAAGCAGTCAGAAGAACTAAAGAAGCTAAAGACACAATTAGAAAATGCACAGGAACGTGGTGAGATACGTGCACCTAAGTCTGATGAAGACATTGCTAACTGGGCAGAGAAGTATCCTGATGTCGCAGCTATCGTTGAGACAATTGCAGAAAAGAAAGCTCAAGAGAAGTTTAACTTAGCTGAAGGGCGTCTACAAGAACTAGACCGTATGTCTGCAGAAGCTGAGCGTAACAAGAATGAAGATGCTATTCGTGATGCGCATCCTGACTTTGATGACTTACGAGAGAGTGATGCCTTTCATGATTGGGCTGGAGAGCAACCTAAGTGGGTACAAGATGCTATCTACGAGAACAGTGATGATCCAAGATCTGTAGTTCGTGTTATTGATCTATATAAAGTAGATAATAATATGGACACCAAGTCTCGTAAGAAGTCTAGTAAGGAAGCAGCATCTGCTGTGGTCACTAAACGAACAACTAAACCTGAATCAAACGACTCAGCAGGACGATTCAGTGAATCTCAAGTTAATAGTATGTCTGTGCATGAATATGAAAAGAACTCAGATGCTATTATGGAAGCTATGCGCACTGGTAAGTTTGTCTACGATATGACAGGCGGCGCACGGTAAATCAAAAATTGTTATTGACAACCTATATTTAGTAAGTATAACTATAGGTGTTATAGGAGTATAGTACAAGCCTCTGAAAAGACTACCTTGTATTATACTCAACTCACTAAGCTAAAAACTAATAAGTTAAGACTTACCTGTTAGAATAGGCCCGTTGTTTTGTTGGTTGGCCGACTGACATAATATACGCACCCTAGAAAGACAGCCTCTTACTAAATGTTACAAGCTTAATTAAACCTAAGCCAAACATCTATGGAGGATTATATCATGGCTTTTACATCAGCAGCAGGTTACGGGAATTTGCCAAACGGCAATTTTAGCCCAGTAATCTATTCAAAAAAAGTACAGCTTGCTTTCCGCAAGAGTACAGTATGTGGTGACATCACCAACTCTGATTATTTTGGGGAGATTTCTGCCCAAGGTGATACAGTGAAAATTATCAAAGAGCCTGAAATTTCTGTAAGCTCATACGCTCGTGGGACACAGGTTTCAGCACAAGACTTAGACGATGAGGATTTCTCCTTAGTCGTTGATAAAGCTAACTATTTTGCCTTCAAGATGGATGATATTGAGGAAGCCCATTCCCATGTTAATTTCATGTCTCTTGCAACGGATCGTGCAGCTTATCGTCTTGCTGATCAGTATGACCAAGAAGTTCTTGGCTATCTGTCAGGCTATAAACAGTCTGCTTTGCATGCAAATGCTGGCGCTGTTAATGACCAAGTAAACGGCACCAAAGCTGTTACTACTGCTGGCTCAGATGAGTTGTTGACTTCAATGAAACTCCGTAAGGATTCATTTGGTAACATCACAACTGGTTCTGCAGGGGATCATTCAATTCCCTTGGCCGCACGTTTGCCGGGCGCTACTGCTCTGCCGACTGCAACTGCTTCACCTGTAATGGTTGTAGCACGTATGGGTCGTTTGTTGGATCAACAGCAAGTTGATACTGCAGGGCGTTGGCTGGTTGTTGACCCGGTATTCATGGAGCTACTTCGTGACGAAGATAGCCGCTTTTTGAACGCCGATTTCGGTGACTCAGGCTCGCTTCGCAATGGTCTAAACCTCAACAACTTCTTTGGTTTCCGCTTGTACGTATCGAGCAACCTGCCTTCAGTAGGCACTGGTGCTGGAACTACAGGTTCTGCAAACCAAAACGCCAACTATGGTGTTATTGTTGCGGGTCATGATTCTGCTGTAGCAACTGCTGAGCAAATCAACAAGACTGAAACTTACCGTGACCCTGACAGCTTTGCTGACATTGTTCGTGGTATGCACCTTTACGGTAGGAAGATTCTTCGCCCAGAAGCTCTTGTTACTGCTAAATATAACGCAGCTTAAGGGAGAATACAAGATGGCTTTACAATCCCCCGTCCGTATTGAGACTGCCGTGATTGCTCACGGTGATCTTACCACTAGTTCAACTCATGACATTGGTACAGTCCCAGACAATTGTGTGGTACTTGCTGCTGGCGCTGAGTGTACTGCTGCAGCTACCATTGGTGGTGCTAACGCAGTGAGCTTTGGTGTAACAGGTGGTGACGTTGATCTGCTAGGTACTGCAGATATTAATGGCGCTAAAACATTGGCTGCTACCACTACTACAGTGAATGGCATCACAAATGTTACTGTTGCTGACACTGTTATCACAGCTAAGCTGGCTGGCTCAAACGCACCTTCTGCAGGTTCGTTTAAGTTCTTTGTAATGTACATGCCTATGGGCGCTACAAAGGCAGCGGCAGAAGTAGATCGTGATACGCTTGCATAAATGAACTAACTTTAGGGGCTGCTTTCTAGTGGCCCCTTTAGGCTATCTTAGGGAAATATAATGGCTTACACTTATCTTGATCTTACAAACGAAGTACTAGCTAGGTTTAATGAAGTAGCTTTAACTTCATCTAACTTTGTCAACTCTCGTGGGTTTCAAACTCAGTGTAAGAACGCTGTAAACGATGCCATTAACTATATTAATACTCGTGAGTTTAGTTGGCCTTACAATCACGCTACGCAGACAGAGACACTTGTAGCGGGAACAACTAGATATACTATACCTACAAATGCTAAGCATGTAGATTATGATACATTTAGACTTGTAGATGATTCTTCTTTAGGAGTAGAAGGTAAATCTCTTACTATCATTGACTATAAAGATTACTTAAATAAGTTTATTAATCAAGAAGACAGATCAGATGTTGGAGGTGCACCCTCTCATATATTTAGAACACCAGATAATAACTTTGGTTTATATCCCTACCCAGATAAAGCATACTCTTTAAAGTTTGAATATTACATATACACTACTGCATTAAGTGCAGCAACAGATGTACCCACTATACCTGCACAATATCGGCAAGTAATTGTGGACGGAGCTACCGCCTTTGGTTATCAGTATAGAGGAGAAGGTGGCGAATATCAGTTAAACTTTGCAAGGTTTGAGGACGGTATTAAAAGCATGCAAACTTTACTGTCCAACAGAGCCGACTACATTCGCTCTACAGTAATATACAAATCATCCGTAGGAAGTTCTTTAGTATAATGGCAGATGAAGCAGGTCTTAATCCTTTTATCTTTCCGTGCCAAGGTGGACTAGTCCTTAATAGGTCTACGTTTACTATGCAACCGGGACAGGCTTTTGAGTTACAAAACTTTGAGCCTGACATTAAAGGCGGGTATAGACGTATCAATGGGTATACTAAGTGGAATAGTAATATTGTTCCACAATCTGTTACTGACACTGAAAAAGTTCTTATGTCAGCTTTTCATAGGGATGAAATTATAGCTGCTAGAGGGACTAAAGTATATAGAGCATCTAAAGGTAGCACTAATACTAATGGCGCTACTACTAACTCAGCTACAAGTATTACAGTAAATAGTACTGCAGGGTTTAGTGCTACGGGTACTATTTTAATTGGGTCAGAACAAATTACTTACACTAGTATTGACTCCGTTACTTTTATTGGTTGCACTCGTGGTGCCAATAGTACAAGCGCAGCAGCACATGCAGATGATGTAGTAGTAACTCAATATTGGACTGAGATTGACACAGGACGTACAGGTGCAAAAAAGTATTCGCACTTTAGGTATAATATGGACGGTGATCCTACTCTTGTTTTTGTTGACGGGGCCAATCGTGCATCTTTATATACAACAGGAAACTCTGTAACTGACATCAACACTACTAATGCTCCAGCAGATCCTCAGTTTGTCACAGGATTTAAGAATGCTTTATTCTTTGCAGGTATGACATCTAATCCCCAAGAGTTAATATTTAGTGCGCCTTATAGTCCTACTGATTTTACACCTGTTAATGGTGCGGGATCAATACGAGTAGACAGCCCTATTACTGGTATATTTCCTTTTCGTGATTCTTTATTTATTTTTTGTGAAGAGCGTATTTTTAGACTTGATGGTAATACTATAGCAGACTTTCAGCTACAGCCCGTATCAAGAAACATTGGTTGTATGAATGGTTTTACTATACAAGAATTTGCAGGTGATATTGTATTCTTAGGTAGAGATGGTTTAAGAACTGTTGCAGGAACTGAACGTATTGGTGACGTTGAACTTGGTTCAATTAGTACCCCTGTCCATCAATTGTTTAATATCTATTCTGATATTTCTGAATTTGATTCAGTTGTTGTACCAGATAAAACTCAATATAGAATATTCTTTTGCGATACGTCTGGTGACGATGCAAGAACTAAAGAACGTACTAAAGGTGTAATCTGTCATAGAACTGCAGAGGGTTACGAGTTTGCTGAAACTTTAGGTATTCAACCTTCTTGCACAGATCACATAAATGAAGATGGTATTGTATATGTAATACACGGCGGTTATGATGGTTATGTATATCAACAAGAGCAAGGTAATACTTTTGATGGTACTACTATTATTGGTAGGTATAGATCTCCAGATATTACTATGGGTGACGCAGGTATAAGAAAACAATTTCAACGTGCAGTAATTAACTACGCACCTGAAGGTTCTGTAAGCTCAGATTTATTTGTGAGGTATGATTACGACTCCCCTGATGCTGCAAGACCTGCAGCTTACCCTTTTGATTCAAGTAAGGTTGTGGCTTTGTATAGCGTGGGTGAGTATGGAACAGTTACATATGGTGGTCAGTCAAACCCCTTGATCAGACAACCGATAGAAGGTTCAGGCTTTGCGATAGCATTGCGTGTTGTGGATAATGGTGTATCAGTGCCTTATTCACTTAAAGGCTTTCAGTTAGAATTTAAAGCAGCCGCTAGGAGA